TTAATAATGGGTAGTAGATTTGGTTTAGTAAGAACCAAGAGAGAATTATAATGGCAAGAAGCACATCAACAAGAAGATCACAAATTTTAGACGCTCTCGTAGAGAAGTTTAAGGATATAGATGGATCAGGGGATTATAGAACAAATCTAGCAAATCAAGTATTTCCCACGATGAAATTTTGGGACGAAATTAATACTTATCCTGCAGTACACCTATCTGCAGGAACAGAAACAAGAGAATATTACGGAAGTAATAATAGGTGGAGATTTTTAACAGTCACAATACGAGCATATGTAAATCAAGATGACCCAACAGAGGCTCTTTGTTTATTACTCGAAGACTTAGAATATGTACTGGATAATAATTTGTCAATTACTTACTCAGATTCATATGGAAGCGCAGGTACCGCACAACAAACTATCATCAGTATTGATACTGATGAAGGAGTGTTAGCACCTCTCGGTATCGGCGAAATGATAATCGAGGTGCGATATTAGAAAACGGGATATTGAAGCAAAAGCACAGATATTCCCCTTTTCAAGCCAAATAGGAGACTATAATGGCAACTAAACTGTATTTTTCTCGAGATACGAAAGTCATAGCACACATACCGCAGTCAGCTGCGGGAACTAAAAGTATGTACTATGATCTACCCGTCTTAGACGGTTTTTCGTTCTCACAAGGAATGAATACTAGTGAAATTACTTTGAATGAATCCCAAAGTACTTCAGGAGTAAGTAGAAGAGGTCGTGCAATGTTTAATGACTCATTTGCACCCGTTGAGTGGAGTTTTTCCACTTACATGATGCCTTTTACTTCTGCTGGAGGTACAAAAGGTACTTCAGGAAAAGCAAGTGGAACAGATGGAGCACATTGTGAAGTGTCAGAAGCTATGTGGGCTATGTTCTTTGGGCAAACTGGAAATGGAGGTATCACTTCAGATACTTCAAATCTTGATATAACTCAAAGCACTGCAAATAAAGCTACCGTAGGTGTTTTTGATCTATTCTTTATAATGGGAGCCTCTCAAGCCGCAGCTGCGTATAACTATACTACAGGTGCTGCTACTGCTAATCAGATGATTTATAAAATTGCTGATTGTTCAGTAGGAGAAGCTTCATTTGATTTTGATTTAGATGGAATTGCTACTGTAAATTGGTCTGGAAACGGAAAACTAATTACAGAAGAATCAACTCTTAATTTATCATCATCAGATGCACTAATCTATGAGGGTATATCTAATACTACAGGTTTCATTCGAAACAGAGTATCAGACTTAACAATCTCAGGAGATGCTTCTGGAAGTTCAGTAACATATGCTACTACTTTAACAGGTGGTAATATTACTATGAGTAATAATCTTACTTATTTAACTCCAGAAACTCTAGGTGTTGTTAATCAACCTCTAGGACACGTTACAGGAAGTAAAACAATCGGTGGAAACTTTACTTGTTATCTAGATAATGCATCTAGTACATCAAGTGCTGAGTTTTATGAAGATATAGTAGAAGCTACTAGTGATATTCAAAACTCTTTTAGTTTATCGTTTGATATTGGAGCAGGGGCTGCGCCTTTCTGCTTAATCACAATGCCAACGTGCCACTTAGAAGTACCAACTCATTCAATTGAAGAAGTAATTTCTTTGGAAACTAATTTCCATGCGTTACCAAGCGACTTTGACTCAACAGACGAGATCTCAGTATTCGCCTTTACAGGAAAAGACGTAAACGCATAACTAGGCTGTTAGGGTGGTACGCCACCCTAACATTTTTTAATAACAAATTATATAGGAAACAACCAGCATGAACGAACAAACAAACCCCGCGCCTGTGGTGTCTTTATCGACACTTATGACGCCCAGTAAAACGGTTTCTATAGACTATCCAGGCTTTGAAGGCCTTAGTGTTGATTTAACTTACTTAGCTAGAGAAGAACTTTTAAAATTAAGATCTAGATGTCTTAAACAAAAGTTCAATAAGAAAACTCGTGCTTTTGAGGAACAATTAGACGAAGACACTTTTTTAACAGAGTATGTAAAAGCTGTTATAAAAGGTTGGAAAGGTCTAAAATACAAATATCTAAAAGAATTGGTACTAGTAGATGTTGATGGACAAGATGAAAACACAGAACTACCTTTTTCAACTGAAAATGCAGAACTACTTATGAGAAACTCTGCGGATTTCGACCAATGGGTAACAGAAACAGTAGGTGATCTTGAAAATTTTACCAAGAACAAGTAGAGAGAATTGTTGATCTACTTGAGAAACGTGCAAAACCAAAACAATTTAAAAGTTGGGAAGAGTATGCAATAGTTATGGAACGTATGGGCAAAGAGCCCGACCCAGATAAATTTCCGCTTGAGGACTGGCAGTTCCCTTTAGAAGTTCAACAAGCTATATCTATACATGCTTTTTTACCAGACAAATGGGACGGTGCTTCAGGCTCTTATATGGGCAAAGATTGGAGTCCCATTACAGAATTATTAAATTCTTTCAAAGTAACTGAAGACAGAAATCAAGTGATATACTTTACAAAAATAATTGATAGATTTCATACTAACGATATGAATGACAGAATAGAAGTAGAGAGTAAAAAACGAGAGCAAGAACGTAAGTTCAAAGCTCAAAGAGGTGTTAGAACACCTAATATAACAAAACGTAATGGCTAATGAAAACATAATTAACGTCAAAATGCGCATCAATGATGATGGCAGTTTACAAATGTTAGGCGGACAGGCAGAAAAAACCTCAAAAAAGCTTGATAAAACTGGTAAAAGTGCGCATTCAGCAGACCGTCAATTAAAGGGAGCAGCACAAGCTTCTTCTAATACGACTAAAAATTTCTCTAAGATGTCTCAAGGGATATCTGGAGGACTAGTTCCTGCGTATGCAACATTAGCTGCAAATATATTTGCTATATCTGCTGCTTTTAGATTTTTACAAAGTGCAGGAGACCTTAGACTTATGCAACAAGGGCAAATTGCTTATGCGTCCCAAACTGGTGTGGCTTTAGACTTATTAACTAAACGAGTACAGGCTGCTACAGATGGGCAGTTAAGCTTTACAGAAGCTGCTCAAGCTGTACAATTAGGCAGAGCTGCAGGTCTTTCTTCAGACCAAATTTCAGGACTAGCAAATGTAGCAAAGAATGCATCTATTGCATTAGGTCGAGATTTAACAGATTCATTTAATAGGTTAACTCGTGGTGCAATTAAAGCAGAACCAGAACTCTTAGATGAATTAGGTATTATTGTAAGACTAGAAACAGCAACTGAAGAATATGCAAGAAGGATTAATAAAGCGGCAAAAGACTTAACAACATTTGAAAAAAGTCAGGCAGTAGTAAACCAAGTATTAGAACAAGGTGAAGATAAGTTCTCAAATTTAGGTGTTGAAGTAAACCAACTTAACAAATTAGCAAAAGCTTTTGATGACTTATTAAACACTATAAAAGGTAGCCTATCAGGAGTAGCAGAGTTTATGGCAGGTGCAATGTCGAATAATATAACTGCATTAGCTGGAGCATTTGCACTATTAGGTACAGGTATAGCAAAATCCCTTGTACCTGCTGCACCTAGTATGGCTCAAGCAGGACAAGCCGCTGAAGCAGCAAGATCAAGATTTGCCTCAAGCGGAGCTATTGGTGGAAAAACAGGAGAACGAATAGCGAGTGGTGATTACACCATGCGAGACATAAATCAAATAGAAAGAAGTATGAAATCAAAAAATTCTCAGATAATTAACTATAATAAAATGTCTCGAGCAGAAATGAAAAAGACTCTTGCAATTATGAAAGCAGACCATCAAGCCGCTATGGCTCAAATGTCTACAGGAGTAAAAGGGCTTTACCAAAAATGGAAAGCTGAGTTATATCTATTACAAGCAGAACATGGTAGAATTTTGGGTGCTATGAAAGCTGCAACTTTAATGTTTACAAGAGTGATGTCTGGGCTGTTGTCTGCTGCAGGCTATATAGGTATACTATTTACCATTATTGGTCTCATTAGAGAATGGCAAAACAGTCAAAAAGACTTAGATACTCGAAATTTTGAAGAAAAACAAAGAGCAACAACAGATGCATTACAACAGCAAGCTGCTGCTATAAAAGAAGTTAATAACAACTTAAAAGAACAAAAAGGAATAATACAAGGAGCAGCAGCAGCCTCGAATGTTATGGCAAATGCTTCAGTAAAAGGAATGGCTGGAGGAATACTACGAGATGGAACATTAGAAAGAACGGAGATTAAGAAAAAGACTAAAAGCAGACTCCTAGGGACATACGAGGCCGGTGGTGGATCAGGTGGATTAGCTGAACAACCATTAGCACAAGTTACAGCTTTAAGAGATACTTTTGTAACAATGCGAGCACAGGTAAAGACAGGTACTGATGCTGCGAAAAAGTTTGATGAGATGATAGTTACACTTAATAGTTCTATTGATGCTACAGCAAAAGCAGGTGGAAACTTAGAAACTGAACAAACTAGACTAAATAATATTCATAGCAAGACGGCTATACTAATTCAAGATTTATCAGAGAATGGATTCCCTAAAGAAATTGCAGTTTTAACGGAATTAGAACGTGCAACAAAACAAGTATCAAACTCAACAGAAGAGTTCAGTAAAGCAGCAACTAAACTGAAATCGAGTCAAACTCCTTTAATGACTATTCGATCTGCTTTAACAAGCTCAAGTGAAGCTATACAAAAAATTTCAGAAAATGTAGAGCAGTTTAATATAAAAACAGAAGATGGAGCAACATTATTAGGAGAACAAGAAGCAAGTATTAATAGAATGTTAGGAGCCGATTATGTGAAAAATGTAATGGCAATAAAATATATGAGTAATCAAGATAAATTATTATTAATACAAGCAGCACTAGCTGATAAAGCGGAAGAGATTAGACTAATTGAAGTTGCATCATTAACAGACAAGACAAAATCACAACTAGCTCTAAATGCAGCAATGCATGGAGCAACTCCTTTACAAGCTGCAGAACTACAAAAGCAAGGAAAGATGCAACAAAATCTAGACGAGATTAACAGAATAAATAATGAAATAAAAGCAGCAGAAGCAGGAAGAATTGAATTATCAGCAGAAGACCTACTTCAAAAACAAATGTCAATTAGCTTGTTACAGCAAGAAAATGAAATAACAAAAGATACTCTTACAGCTCGATACCAGTATGCTCAAGTATTTAAAAGTAGTTTTGAGTCAGGAATGGCAGGAGCTTTAAATGATTTAGCTACAGGAAAAGAGAAAAGCTTTGGCGATGCTATGGCAAAAATGGGTAAAGGTATCATGGAAGGTATGGCAAAGAAAGCAAGTGAACGAGCCGCAAAAGGAATAAGTGATTTATTATTTGGAGACAAAGAACTCGATCCTTATCGAAAAGGAGCGGAAATAATTAAACAAGCCCATATAGACGGAATAAATGAAGGTTTAACAGGTGGAACTTTTGGGGGTGGGGATGCTGACGGAAAAGGTGGTAAAAACACAGGAAAAGGTCTATTTAATACCATATTAAATCAATTCACAGGTGGAAAAGGTGGAGGTATATTTAGTATGATAACCTCTCTATTTGGCTTTGGAGCCGCAGGTGGTGTGGTAAGAAAATACGCAGGCGGAACGGGACCTGCAGGAGCACAGTTTGTGCCAGGAACAGGAAATAGAGACTCAGTACCAGCTATGTTAACACCTGGTGAAATCGTAATACCAAAAGGAAAAAGAGTAGGTGGTAATTATAACACTACAGTTAACGTAAATATGGAAGGTGGAGGAGATGTTACTACAGATGATGAAGCAGCAGCAGCATTTGGAGCAGCTATTCAAGTAGCAGTAACAGAAGAGATAGCAAATCAACAAAGACCCGGCGGATTATTAAGCCCATTCGGAGGAGGATAAAATGGCAGTAGGATTTACAGATTTAACAAGTACAGTTAGAAAACCAGATAAGGGACTAGCTCGTAGTTCCAAACCAACAATACACTTAGCAAACTTTGGTGATGGCTATGAGCAAAGACTTGCTAATGGAATTAATAATTTAGTAGAAAGTTATTCAATAGCTTTTAACAATCGAACAAAAGAAGAAATAGATGATATAATAGCATTTTTTGAAAATAAAGGGGGAGTTACTGCGTTTACTTATACAGTACCTGATACAAATGAATCAGGAAATGAAGTAGCTATAAAAGTCGTTTGTTCTGAGTGGAATAAAAGTTATGCATATGGAGACTACTACTCTGCAACAGCAACCTTTAAAAGAGTTTATGAAGCATGACGTATCCAACAGAAAAAATCATAGAAGATGTACAAAAGCAAGATCCAGGCTCTGCACTGGTTTATCTTTATGAGTTAGAATTAACCTCTTCTTCAAGTATATATTTTCATACTGGACTAGAGGCTGATTTAACTACTGTACAGTTTAGAGATAGAACTACTCCAAGTACAGTTCGTACTTATACAGCTCTTCCTCTTCAAATGCAAGGATTTTCAAAATCAAGTAAAGGTCAAATACCTCGTCCAAAAATGACTGTAGCAAACGTACTTACAACATTCGGCGATGCTATTGGAAGTTTATCAAATGATGATTTATTAGGCAAAAAAGTTATTCGAAGAAGCACTCTTGTAAAATACTTATACGGGCAAGCAAGTGACCAAAGTCCTCCTGTGGAATTTCCCAGTGAAATATGGTATCTAGATAGAGTTTCATCAGAGACTGCAAATGCAGTTACTTTTGAACTCGCAGCTGCTCACGATCTAGTAGGTATAACTATTCCTAATAGGCACGCGATGTCAAATGCTTGTTCTTGGATTTATAAAGGAGCAAGTTTCGATAAAGAACGTGAAGATAGAATTGGAGGGTGTAATTGGGACGTACAAGGTAGAATGACAGTAGATGGAGTAAGTTACACAAATTGGGTAAATGTAGATGATGAATTCGTTGTTCCAAGTACGACTAGTTTTACTGCATATTCAGGAGTCTCAGATGGAACTACATTAACTTTAAATGCGTACTACTCAACATCAAAAACAGATGCAATTAGATATAATATTGATGGTAGCCAAACAGGAAGTCAAACGGTAACAGAGTATTGGCAATGTAAAAAAGCAGCTACAAAGTCAACTGCAGGAACTCCTACTGATAGTAATACTTATTTTGATAGAATACGAGTTTATGCAACATGGTCAAATAGTACAACTTATTATGCTTTCACAGATGACCGCTTAAACCCATATGTCTCTTATGAAGCAAATAGTTTAACTAA